GTATTTTTGTGGCCTAGGTCTTTCACATGATAAAAGACTTTACCGCCATGCTTCGCCCAGCTACCATACTGAAAGCCTTCGTGCCTCAAAACCTCCCAGTTACGGGACTCCATAGCTGCAGGCACCTTCTCCATTATTTCGTCAACGCTGCCAGACGTACCTACAATGGTGTATCCAAACAGCCCCACGAGTGAGCACATAAATCCAACTAATAATTTATCCATATTCATTCTCTCTCTGTTGTTTACCGTATAGCCGTTAGGCTGGGTGGTGGGTCAGTCTTCTGTAATCTTGGCAATTACTGTGCAGAGGATGCCTACAGGCACATACACCCAGTACAAGAACCATTCCAGATCTGTTGCTCCGATATATGTAAGCACCGAATGCAATAAGTAGAACCATATTGGCAGCGTCACAAATAATGATAATAGAACACCAATCGTCTTTGCTTTCTTCATCTCTAAATCCTCGTTGTTGTTTGTTACCTACTTAGCTGCGTTAGGTGGCAGGTGGTTAAACGTGCGCTTTCTCGACCAGCTCAACCTCATTCTCCATAACACGAGAACCAAGGCCTCCCAGCCGATATATCGCGGGGGATGAGCAAACCTCTTCAATCGTGTAAACCTCTCCCTCAACCAGTGGCGGCTCACAGCAAGTACCGACCGCTCCTCCTTCGAGAAGCCGAACCTTATCGCCAGCTCTGTACCTGTTGTTATTACTCATCTCTGCGTCCTCGTTCGTTGGTGGTTATTACGGTCTAATTTTGCCGTGGTTTTCATGGTATCCGTGCTCTACTGCTGCTGCCCGCCGGGCTTCGACAGCGCCTTCGATGTCCTTAAAAAGCCCGAGAAACTTCGAACCATGCTCGGTGCATATTCGTGCGGACCACTTACCGGCGGACTTGTCGAAATGAACGCCAGTAAATCCTGACTTGTTGTTGCAATTTAAACGCCTATTCTTCTGATTCTCTCGATGACTGACATCGCGAAGATTATCGATTCGATTATTCAAACCATCACCATCAATATGGTCGGTCTGACCTTCAGGAAAAGAACCGTGGACATATAGCCACGCCAACCTGTGAGCGAGATAGTGAGCGCCATCCATACCTATGCGGCTGTAACGTGTCCTCCCGTGCTGGAAGGTGCTCCCAGCTTCAGTACCTGCCTCTACCTTTTTCCAACTAGCCTTCCAAGTAAAGACGCCAGTGTCTGGGTTGTAGTGGAACAGTTCCTTTAGTCTTTCCTGAGTAATCATGCAGACATCTCTTCTTGTTCGGTATGCCTCACTGTAGCGCCTCGTTGTTGTTGCGTCAACCCCTTTTGACCCGTTGCAACCTTCTTTATGGGGTGTTATAGTTCGGCAAACAAATGGAGGATTACGCATGCTCGACACCGAAGATCGCTGGATGACTAACAGAGAAGCCGCTGAATACATGGGCTTTAAGCCGTACACGCTTAAACGCGCCAGGAAGGACAACCGGCTATCAGGTAAGGAGCCGCCTGTGTGCGTCAACGTAGGCACTTCTATTCGCTATCGTAAGTCAGACCTTGATGCCTGGATGACTGGTGGCAGCGATGGATGACAAGCTATTCAGTGAATTAATCGACAGCGTCGGCGAGGCTGGTGAGATTCGGCGCACCAAGACTAAGCCTAGATATATAGCTCGTATAAATGGTAATAGGCCAGTTCCCAAAAGAACAACGGTAGAGGTCGTGCTAAGAGTTGATGATGGCGAAAAAAATACAGGGGCTGCAAGTTCGTATGACTGGCGTCTTCTAGACAGGGAATATGACATCATCGCCTACCGCGTTATAGAGCAGGAGAAAGAAGCGTTATGAAGATAATAAAGGTTGCGAACTGCCAGTCTTGTCCACACGAAGGATCTTGCAAAGCATGGAAGAAACTAACGCGAGATCAGAGAATTGTGCTGTCTATTGGCAACTCTACTCCTGCCACTTTTATTCTAGCTGGTTGCCATCTAGACGATGATATAGAGCAGGAGTAGCCCATGAGTATCAACACAGGCCTATCCCTAACCCGTGCCCTTAAGCTCAAACGCAGATCCCAGAAGTGGCTAGCCATGACAATCGGCGTGGCACCCAATGCCATCAGCGCTATGGCGAGGCGCGAATCTGCCAGGTTGTTCCTTATTGACTGCATCTGTACGGCGCTGGATATGAAGGTATCTGAGTTCTTTGCGTTGAGTGAGGGGTAGCTATGGTTGGTTTTGTCAAAGCAATGCGAAGCGATGAGGCTGCGTTCCTTGACTCCAACCCATTAGCTAATCATGTTCTTAATGTGATCGCTCGAAGGGCTAGACGCTCCCCATGCCTGCTAACAGGGCTTCAGATAGGAGAGTGTTTTGTAGGCCATAAGGGGCTTGGATTATCGGAACAACAGTACCGAACCGTGAAAAAAAACCTCCAGAAGTGGGGATTTGTTGAGTTTAAAAAGGCCGGTAGGGTAACGGATAGAGGAACGGTTGCAAAGCTATTGAATTCAGATGTTTACGACATAAATGAAGTAGACCCTAACGGAACAGCAACGGAAGACCAACGGAAGGATAACGGAAGGCCAACGGAAGGCCAGCGACAAACAAAGAATGTAATAAGTGAAGAAGGTAAGAATGTAATAAAAACCATTGATCAAACAGACATTGATCGCTTGTTCGGTTTCTTCTACTCAGCCTATCCAAAAAAGGTTGATAAGCAAAAAGCCGTACAGAAGTTTGGAGTAATCTTCAGAGGTATGCAGCCAACACAGGCAGATGAACTACTAGACCTAATCATTATCAGCATTGAACAACGAATTGCAGCTGGTGGATGGGACTTGCTCAACAAGCAATACATACCTAGCCCAGCTAAATACCTACTCAACAAATTATGGGAAGACGAAATCATAGGAGCGCCGAATGGGCAACATCGACAAACATCTGGACAATCTGGGCAGATCGACCCAAACGACACAAGCTGGGGCGACGAATTCCTCGATCAATCAGCAAACGTTGGTTCTGGTCAACAAGATTTTCATCAGGCTTCAGGCAATTTACCCAGCCTGGAAGCAAGCCATGCCGACAGAGGCAAATATAGACGCGGCTAGAAAAGAATGGCTCGGCGGTCTGATGGATGCAGGTATCTCTGACTATTCGCTGATAGAGGCCGGTCTGAACGCCTGTCGTGGCACTGGGTCGCCTTTCTGGCCTACGGTAGGCCAGTTCATAGGCTTCTGCCATAAAGCCGCCTGTGAGCAAATGGGAGCGCTTGAGACGATGGACGCCTATAAGCATTTGCTTGGTTATTACGCCATGCCGCTTCAGGACCGAGATGTTTGCTATCTCAACCCAATTGTTTACCACTTAGTGTCTGACCAAGGCTTTGACGTTTTCGCATTCAGGGATATGACGGCTGAAAAGTCGATCGAGTATTTTTCCAAACACTACCAATCAACTCTGAAATATCTTGTTGCTGGTGGCGAAATGCGGAAGCCGGTTCAGGTTGATATGCGGATCGACAATCCATCAGGGGTCACACATAAGGGTCGCGTCAGCAAAGAGGCGGCAAAGAAGCATATCGAAGCGATGAGGCAGATGCTTAGATCGTAATCTGGCCAAGACGTTTGGCGATTATTAGGAGAGAGGGTGAGTGATGAAGGAGAAACTGTATCTAAGCTTTAGCGGTGGCAAAACATCTGGCTACATGACGAGGCGAGCGCTTACAGAGTTGCAGGATCTGTACGAGATGATTGTCCTGTTCGCCAACACCGGGCAGGAGAACGAAGAAACGCTTCAATTTGTACACGATTGTGATACTCATTTTGGGTTTAACACCGTATGGCTTGAGGCCGTTATCGATCCCATTCTTGGCAACGGGACAAAACACAAGGTTGTAACGTTTGAGACTGCCAACCGTGATGGCTCAGAGTTTGAGGAGATGGTTAAGAAGTTCGGAATCCCCAATAAATCGTATAAACACTGCACCCGTGAGATGAAGCTCAGGCCAATGGAGTCATATACCAAATTGATCGGATGGGCGGATTGTATGATTGCAATCGGAATAAGAGCAGATGAGACAAGGCGTGTCAGTGACGCCGCAGTGGCCAATCGCATCATATATCCGCTGATAGATTGGGTTCCTACTGACAAGCAAGATGTTAATGATTGGTGGGAGGATCAGGATTTCAACCTCAACCTTCCAGAACATCGTGGCAATTGTAAATGGTGTTGGAAAAAGTCGGACTTGAAACATTATCGCCTCATAAGAGAGACGCCAGAGATTTTCGATTTCCCTCGCAGGATGGAAAAGCTCTACCCTCTAAATGGCAGAGGAGAGGGGGGGAGGGTGTTCTTCAGACATAAACGATCTACCGTTGACCTCTTCAAAATAGAGGCAGCTCTTAGAGAGGAGGCGGCAGGGTTCCTTCAGGGTGCATTAAACTTTGACCCAGACGAAGACGGCGGCTGTTCCGAGTCATGTGAACTCTACGCTATGGAGTGATATACTGCGAAGGTTGATCAACAATCATAGGTGGCACCATGGCTAAGAAGAAGGCTACAGCGAAGAAGAGAGGGCCGATCAGAGTAAAGCCTGGTAGCTCTGTGACCAAGAAAGTTACGAAGGGGCCGAACAAGGGGGATACTGTCCAGTTTCGGGCTAATAGCTCCAGCGCCGAGATCCCCGGCAAATTGACTCCTCGTCGTGTTATTAAAGACACCGGCAAAAAGAATACCAGCGGCGTAACCAAGGGGAAAGCGGTAGCCAAGAAGAAGGCCGCTAAGAAAAAGAAGTAAGCCCGCACCCTACACAGCCCGTTCCGGCAACACCGGCGCGGGTTTTTTTGTGCCAGACGGAAATCATCTAGGAATTATTCCTACGACTAATTGATAATACCCCGCACGCACTAGGGGTCCATACTTAGATAAACAACAGGGAGAAATCACCATGAACACTCTAAAGGACGCCAAGGGTAACAGCATGGAAATTGGCGATACTATTGTCATCAAAAACACCGCGTCAGCCTTCTGGATTGTGAAGTCGTTTGCCTGCCAGCCGGGGCATGTGAAGATCGAGGATGAGCTGGGCAAAATTCGAGAGCAAGACGCCACAAGTCTGATTAAATTGGGTTAGGCGTGTATTTGGTGGTGTGTAGGAGAGAGGTGGTGTAATGAGCGAAACAATTGAAGATCTGGTTAAGCTAAATGTGAAGCTTCACGTCCGGCTTGCCATATATCAACGCTTTGCGAATCGGGTGGATGACTACTTCGAATACGCGAATGAATCAGAGAAGGACAGAATGCGTGTCCATGATCTGCTTAGAGCGTTAACCGAGGAGTTGCAGCGATGAAACCAGATGCCCAGGTTGAGCAAGAGTTACAGAAGGCTGAGGACGAGATACGAGCAGTGTGCAACAAGTACGGGTTAAAACTTACAGATTCAATAGGGTGCTTTGCGCTTGAACTTACTAGCGAGCAGCAACACCCTAACGGCGACTGGCACGTTCTGTCTATGGCGTTCGAAGCCCAATAAAAAAGCCCGACGCGAATCGGGCAACAAGGAGATCGAAATGAATCGTAATGATAGCACACCTATAGCATCTGAGACTATAGCGTTCCACGGTCTAACACTCGTTGTCGATGTGGCGAGTTACACACCGGCTAGACCTGCGCCCCCCGCACAGACGCCTGACTGCCCTGGATATGACGACGAGGGCGATGCTGAAGAAATCGAGTATGAAGCCAAATACCCTATCATCGAGTGCGCAGAGACGTTCATGGAATCGCTAAACCTCGAAGAAAACGACGAATTTCGTGCAATGATAATCGAGAAGATGAGGAATCAATCATGAGCAAAACAAGCAACCGCCCAGCACGCAGAATATTGCAGCAGTATGTCGATAAGAAGCTGAGCCGCGACTATATCGCAGGCATGCACGGGTGCCACCCTGACACTGTAACTAAGTGGTTCATGCACTTCGATATGACCTGCACAGCGATGGTGATCGAGCCTGTGAACATCGAAGTGGGCAAGGCGACGGTTATTGCGCTGCCAATTGGAGATGATGGTATTGATCGATATGTCTTGCCAGGTTATCCAGGCGCTGTCGTTACTGGAGCCAAAAAGGCCACTCAAGCCGGTGTAATTATGGACTTCTTAATGACCAAGCGTTGTGCATGAGTACAGCCACACGCGCCACCGCATACCTACCAAACCGCGGCTGGATAATCAGAACTATCCTGTATGGCTGAAAGGGTTCGCGCAGTTCCTTTACTCAGACAGGGGCTTGCAGCGGATGCAGGTACAAGGCGCTTTGTATGCCATTACCGGCTTCGACGTGCATAAAACCACGCTGAGCAATTGGCTGTATAGAGACGATTTGAGGAAGGAGAAAGAATCATGAGCAAGCACATACACGCCGAACTAATGTTGCAGTACGCACAGGACGCAATGGAGACTGATAAGCCGTGGGAGCGGTGGGAATCCGCGCTGCCTGCCTTTGTTTGGTTGGAATTGACCGGCCATCCGAATTGGCAAACCGATCGAGGCTACCGCCGCAAGCCCCAGACAGTAAAGATCAACGGCTTTGAAGTGCCAGCGCCTTTGAGCGAAGTGCCTAATAACGATACAGAGTATTTCATAGAGGAGCCAACCGCCGATCAGTTTTACGATTACGCCCATTGGTCCGGTCATAGTGTTGATTTTAGGTTCCTAGACAGAGGCATAGCCCACGCCACCAAAGAGGGCGCTATAGCCTCCTGTAAAGCACGTCTAGGCATTGATCCGGAGGAGAAGTGAAATGCGTATCGAACCCGAATGTATTGAAAGTAACACCTTGTATGATGGAGAGTACACGATAGGCAACCGGAGTATATCTAAGGTTGGATCAATCTATATGGTTGAGGTCAAATATTATTCTTGGGCTGGACGGGTCTCTCATAACTCGTTTTTTACCTCGCTAGAAGAGGCTGGAGGTGGTGATGAGTGACACGGCCAGCTTTAAACTAGGCGATCCAGTTAGGAAGAAGAGCGGTGCGCAATGGGCGGGGCGAGTTGTTGGGAGTTACAGCACCGAATTAACGCCAGAGGGTTATTGCGTAGAGAGTAAGGATCATTCAGGTTCTGTGCAGATTTACCCAGCTAAAGCTTTGGAGTTAGACGATGACTAACCTACTAATCGGATTTGCAGCAGGGTGCATTGTTACAGCAACGATTCTTTGCTGGCTGCACACTAAGTCAAAACAGATGGGAGATGCGGGATGAGCAGTGATGAGTTGAAGGCGTGTAATAACTGCGGGTGCGATCAGATACAGTATCGAGAGGAAGAGGGCCACTATTTGCCTTTCTACCGGTATTGCAGAAACTGCCTAGCACAGGGTCCTGAGGCGGCTACATATGAAGACGCAGGGCCGTTGTGGAATAAGCTGAATTCTCATCCTGGCGATAGCGCAATAGAGGCTGCTGCCATAATGCGAATAGCTCACAAGCATATGATGACGTTTGGCGACCACTTCTACAGCATCATGGTCGAGGAAGCCAACAAAATCGAAGAGGAGGCCGACCAATGAACAACGTATCAGATTTAGATGCAGTAAGAGCAAGCCGCTTAATTGATGGGTACATAGCAGCGCGCCCTCACATCGATCCAGAAGCAGCACAGCGCATCAGGGATGTAATATCATTAGGCTATGAAGATGTACGCGGCAAAGTTGGTTTGGCTGAGTATGTCGGGGCAGTGCTGGGTCAGATAGCGGTTAATGAGGCGAAGAGTGATGACCAGTAGACTCAAACTATTGCTTTTCTGCATGGCGTTAATCTTACTCTTAGAAGCGGTATCAGTTGGCGTCTTCGGGCAAAAAAGCATAGGCGCGCAATCGTTCCTTATGCTTTCGTTTGCCGTGGCTTGGGCTATGGAGAAGGAGAGGTAGTTATGGCTAGACTCTTCACTATCAAGGATGCAGCCTCCCTACGCTCCGTCATGTTGGCTGTGTGGGACGCTGTGAAGGAATTGATACACGGCGGAAGCTTGGATATAACCGTTGCCAGAGCCTCTAAGACGCGCCTACAGGAGTCTCGCTATCACGCCATGATCGGGGACATATCGAAACAGGTAGACTTTGACGGCATCGAGTACGACACAACAACCTGGAAGGCTCAGTTAATTGACCAGTTTCAGCAGGAGAAGCTATTGCTGGGCGAGCAGTTAGCCAAGCCGGGGCGCACCGTGATGAGCCTAGATAAGCAGCGCATAGTTCAGATCAGGCCGTCATCTACGGATTTCAGGAAGAAAGAGGCATCAGACTTTATTGAATACCTGTTTAGCTTTGGCGCTGAGATGAGCGTCGAGTGGACAGATCCAGAAACACAGGCGCAATACAAGGAATATTGGGAGCGAGAGATAAATGGGCGATAACATCCATATAACGTGGTTCGGCGTATCCGCAATTGTTAGCGGGTTGATATTTTTCTATGTATTAAAAACCCATATCGAGCCTTGGGCGATAGAGACTGTCTGCAGGGAGTTGATTCGCTGCGATAGCTAAGGAGGATAAAGCAATGAACGACGTACAAGCAGCAGTAGATTACATCATGGAGCGACGTATGCGCACAGTGCGGCAAGATAGCGACATGCAACCAGACGCCGCGTTTGCTAAGCGTATTGCAAACGAGAACACGCTCGATAAGATTGAGCATAGTAAGCAGCTTCGGGATGATTACGTGATTGCTGAGCGATAGGAGGTTGAGATGGGCAACAGTAAGCGCAAATGCCGTGAGTGCAAAGAGTTTAAACCTGTCTCAGAAGGCAAAAAGCATCCTATAGGCTGGTTCTGTTCAGAAGCTTGCACCTCATTGTTCGTTGTAGCGGCTCAGAAGAAGGCTACGGCGAAGAAACAGGCTGCGGCTAAGCGAGAGCATGGGGAGAAAGAGAGAGCCTTTAAACGCGAAACCAGGGAGCGTAAGGAGGCACTAAAGAGCAGGGGCGATCATCTGAAAGCAGCACAGATGCAATTCAACCGGTTTATCCGGATGCGCGATCATGGCAATTCATGCATCAGCTGCGGTCGAAACACTGGCAGCAAGATAAACGCAGGTCATTATAAGAGCGTCGGATCTCATCCTGAATTGCGATTCAACGAGTTAAATTGTAATTTGCAGTGTGAACATTGCAATACGCACCTATCTGGCAATCAGATGAACTACAGGCCTGCCCTGGTCGATAAGATAGGGCTGGATAAGGTGGAGTGGCTGGAGGGGCCGCACGAGCCAGCGAAGTGGTCTATTGAAGACATCAAAGCCATTCAGGCTAAGTACCGGTTCGAAGCCAACATCCTTGAGAAGGCGCTGGATCTGTAGCAACCCGTCACCACTCAGGATAACGGGCTGAAGCCTAATGCTTAAGTCGCTCGTTTGGCTATACGCCTTGCTAATCCATCTTGCTCGCCTTGTGTTAAGGACGACTCTGCAATCAGTCCTTTGGCTAGCAATACGTCGATAATGATGTCTGAGGTGCTGCCTCTAGCCTCTGACATGCGCTTAGCTTCGGCTTCCCTTCCCAAGTAGCTCAACCACTCACCAGAAGATTCGTCAACCTTCACATCTGATTGGGTATTCGGCCAGCGAGTGAACCCCGTGATTTTTCCAGTCTCGTCTTTTAGCGCATACATTATTGCTTGCCTCTGAAGTCCAACCATCCGACGGTTTTAATTTGAACGCTGTGATCGGCTGTACTTACGCTTATCCTAGTCCGAATCTGCGACGAAGTGTCTGTAAATACATCAAACTGGGCTGTAGCTTCGTCAGCCTCCACGCCTGTAATCAAACTCATTCCCGCCGATCCTGTGCCCGCAGCCTTGTCTTCTTGTGCGATCTCTGAAATGTATAGAGTCGTGATACCGGCGGCTGAACTGTCTGCAAGCCGAGCGTTTATAAGCGCAATGGTCTGTATGCCAAGCGGTGTCGATAAGGCACCTAAGACAGCGCTTGTGCCGGGGTTGCCCAATGCGATATCAATAGGCTGGCCGAACCATCGGAATCTATCGCCATTCTGGAGAAAGCTAATGATGTTCGCAGATGCATCTGTTAGATGAGAAGCGACTCGTCTGAACAAAGTGTACCCAGTAGCGTCAGCGAGAAGGTTAGTAGCAGATAGGGAAGTGTCCCAGCCAGCGTCTACCGTGCCGTCTGTTTTGGCGATAACAAAGAAGTGATACCAAGTGTCGATAGATAGGGTTAGTGCTGAGGGGAAACCGCCTGCTGCTGTGCCTTCTGCCCAATCCACATCTATCTGCTTGGTGATTGATGACGCCAGTCTCATCAGCGTGCTATTCGTGCTGTCCATGCACTCGCCTACAGCCGTATCTATGTCATGAGCTGCGTCTGTGCCATTTGATGTGATTAGGCCATCAATGAAGCCCCTAGAAGCTACGAGAGCCGGGTTAACAGCTATCTCCCACTTAGGGCTGGTTGTTGGATCATTGCCAAGGTTAGAGGCAATTCTGGACTTATAGAGATAACCATCTGAACCGTAAACTGAGTCAGTTAATCCATACGTGACGTTCGTGTTCCAGACTTGGCCGATCTGGAGCTGCTTCCAGTTGGTAGCTGAAGACGTTGGGTTGTTGTTCTGGTTACTGTTGGTGATTGATTCATAACTCAAGCCGTCTGAACCAGTCACCTTGTCGCCAATGCTGTAGATCGTCGCCGCATTCCAATCAGCAAACGCAGTACCTTCAAGGTTTCCGCCAACAGGGTCGAATTGCTGAATCTGCTCGCCTGGAGTGCCGGGAGTAATGATTGAGTCTTTAAACGAGATGACACTGAATGAACCAGTGCCGAAGACATTGGGGCAGCGTCCAGCGCCGTCTAAAGGGACAGGATTAGCGTTCGGGATGGACTCGTTGACATCCGCCCACGTTGCCTTGTCCGTGTTATTGGTGCCGGTTTCGTTGAATTTGAGCCAGCCGTCAACAAGCGGAGCGCCTGAGTCATCGAAGAACTGCGTGAAGGCGTCGATTATACGTGCCATTTATTGTTGCTCCTGTGCTGCTATTGCGCCAACTGCCGGTAATGCCGCCGTCACCCCTGCTGGCAGGGTTCTCAACGGCGCTGTTAGTGATGGCTGACGTAACGCTATGCGGCCTGCCGTGCCGGTTGCTATGCCTTCAAAGACATTAGCTATTAAAGGGATGCGTTTAACTACATTCTCCAACCTTCCGATTGCTTGTGCGGACGGACCTCGACCCAAGGCCGTACCTCTGACTGGTTCTCTCAGCTTCGACACTTTCAGCATGTCATTAAGAAACTTTCTCTCTTCACCTGAAAATAAAATACTTAGCTTTTCTGGGCCAAACTTATCTAGCGCAGACTGAATTCCAGCGCGTGACAATACAGCCTCGCCAGCCACCTCTTTAAACGCTGTGTCTCTGATGCGCTGCATGGCTTCTGCACGGACATCATTCCAGGCGTCAACACCCGGCCCTTCCCCATCCAACAACAGAAACTTCTTCAGCTGCTCAACGTCTGCACTTCGACTAGACCTGGTCAGTATCGCGTCATCCAAGAAGCGATCAGGGTTGATCTTATTTTCAAGGATATCTCTAACTATGCTCTTCTTTCGAGTGTCGAATTTGTTCACTTTCGCCCGGCTTAAATCCTTTTCAAATTTGGCCTTAGATGCCCTAGCCTCTTGGAACACATCCACACCAACAGCCTCGGCTACATCATTATCTAACGCGTTCTTAAAGTCTCTCAGCTTCTCTCTACCACGTGGAGTCAAAGAGTTGAACAACGCATTCATCTCAATACGGATCTCTTCAGCCACTTCAGGCGTGACACGGCCTTGGACCTTGAATCCTTTGTTACCAAGAATACCTTTATTTCTCAGGGTGTCCTTGACAGCCCCGACCAAGCCACCTGTGATATTTTCAGAGCCTGCGATACTGCGCATTTCTTTAACGAGAGAGTCAACCTTGACCACCTGAGCCGTGGGCGCTGATGCTCTTGCCTGTTTGTATGCATTGCTGATGGCAGAATCCAACTCGATAGACCTGTCTGCTATATGATCGATAGCGCTACTTGTGGACCGGTTAGCTGAACCGCCTGTGCTGGTAATTGCGTTCTCAAACTGCGAACCAAGCTGTTCCTCTTGAGTCTCTAACGCTCGCCTGACTCGATTGGATGTCTTTGCTAGCTCTTGCTGCGCCTGGAAGTCGGCGGCGTCTCCTGTGACTTGCGCACGCGTTGGAACAATACCTTGATCTTCCAAGAACGCTCGACGGGCTACGGATTTGGCGTCTACTGCCTCGCCAGACTGCAACAGCCTATTGGCTTCGACGTTCAAGTCTTCAAAGCTAAGTCCAGCCTTATCCAATGCCTCCTGAAGCTCTGGTGATGGATTGCCAGCTGCATCTAAAATAGGTGCTGTTGGATTGCGGCCGCTTAGCTTACGAAACAACCTGCTGCCAAGGCGACCAATGATAGGGAAAGCCACCTCAGCGCCACCCGCGATAGCGCCTCCAATACCTGCTGCTTGAGCTGTTGTTGCATCGCCTGCACCTCTACCTTTTACAATTAATCCTGCTTCTGTCGCACCTACTAAGCCGGATGCCGCCACTCGACCGGGCACTGTGACAGCCTTTGCCGCCAAGCCGCCAGGCAATAGGAAGGGGGCGGCTTCTCCAGCCACCTCTCCGATAGTGGTAGACACTGGACGCTGCCTCTCTAGTTCTTCAAATGCTTGTCGTTCGATTTCTGATTCAGGTTCAACTATGCCTAAACCACGGCCTAGAGTTGTCAGTCCTCGCCCTGCACCAATAGCAGCAGCCTCTAACGGCCCAACTTGCGCCGCTTGCTGTTGTAGTGCCTCTCTGCGTTGCTGCACAGGGGATGTGGCGAGTATATCGCGAGGGATGCTTTCCACCTGCCTCCGCTGGATCTCCGCCTGTATATCAGAGACAGAAAGAGTAGCCGGCGCATTCCTACGGCGCTCCAGCTCTGCCTGTAAGTCTTGGATTGTCGCCATTATTGAGCGCCCCTAACCAATTCGGCCAGCTGCTCATCCGTAAGATTTGCAAGATCATCAGGCGTAATAGACTGAAGATCGATCCCTGTGCTTGGTGGCGGCGTTACAGCTACTTGTCTCTGCTTTTCTCTCAAGAACCCCGCGACTGAACCTCCTTGATCGAGGAAATCAATCTGCTCTTGGAAGTAGTTGAGGAGCTTAGTCTGTGCTGCCTGACGGCCTTGTAAGTGCGCGATCAGCTGAGGCCCATCCAATCCCGTAGGCAAAGCAATCTGCTTGGCAAGATTCAACTCTCCTTCAGATAGAGCACCAAACGTGACCGATCCGATAACATCAAGAGCCAGCAGGCCCTGTATTTGATCAAGCTCGACAGATGCTGCCCTGATCGATGGGAATCGGCGTTCAATCGCTCCTGTTCCCGCGCCTGCTTCTACCGCTTTGATAGCTCGGTCTAGGTTCCTAATGTTTTGGGTTATCTTGCCGACTCTCACAAAACCTTTATCAATTGCAGTGGCTCTTGATGCACCGGTCTTCTTGCCAAACTCCTCGCGCTCTTTGATGACAGCCTGGCTCTCCCCTACTCTCTTTGCTAATGCAGGGTCTTCTGCAATGCGCTCCTGCGCAGAAATGCCTGCTCTCGGTCTTAGTCCTGCTCGCACTCGTTGAGCCTGCGCTACCTCTTCTTCAGTGAAACCCGCTGTTGTAGTTGCGAACTCGCGTTGCCCCGCTGTTTCTGCCAACGGAACTTTCAAAGCCTGATTGAGTTGCTGCAAATTCTGCGCACCTGTAACAGGATCAGCTTGGAACTCCTGCAAAAACTGACGCATTTCAGGCGATGGAATATCCCGCGCCTCGTTCCGCTGGATTGCTTGTTCGATTGATTGTACTGCCGCCTGTGGGTTTGTTTGGGCTAAGCCTGCCGCTACCCTTACGTCTTCCCTAAACTGTGTCTGACGAGCCTCGCCTGCAACACCAACGGCATTAAACACGCTCAATGCTAGATTAGGGTCAGCCTGAGCCAATCCTTGATCAATACCAGGAATCTCACCCAAAGCCGCACCAGCCAGTCCGCGCGCACGGCCTGTCCTAGCCTGCTCGGCTTGCTGCTGAGCAAATAACAGATTCTTCTGCTGCTGACTCTCAAACTGCCGCTGACCGCCTGCAATATCGGCAATCTGAGGACGTGCGATGAGTTGTGCCAAACCGTTACCCATGATTAAAGTCCTATTCCGCCGCCGAACCCGACCGATCCTGCCGACCCTGGCTGTAATTGCCTTGGGTTAAAGAACCCTTGCTGCGCCAATTGGCCGACACCCTGCTGAATAGCCGAGCCTACACCGAGAGTCCCTGCTGCCCTTGCGTTACCTTGTGCTAGTGCGAGATTAGCCTGTGGTACAGCCTGCCCGGTTGCGATATTGGCCAACCCTGTTGCAGCAGTTCGCCGTGCGCCTGCTCTGGCAGTTCCAAGACCTGTCGCAATATTCGCAAGGTTGGTCCTTGCTTGGATGCCCTCCCCTGCAATCTTCCCAAGCCGCGAGAAACGGTTCTGTATGTCTCGTGCGCCAAACCCAATAGCCTGCCGTTGTAATTCTTGTTGAATTCTACTACCCCCTAAGCCGCCTGTAGCTGAAGCACCGCGTAATGAGGCCTGTTCAGCCTCTTCCTGAAGAAAAGCCTGTTCAGGAGACTGCTGGAAGTTCTGGAATGCTTGTGCTTGAGCTTCTGGACCTAGTGCGCCGGATATTGCCGCCTGAATATCAAAAGCGCCCGTGCCTGTCCGCGCGATTGGCAGCAGCTGCCTTTGTGCCGCGCCTGCACCCCTTGATAACTCAGCAAGAGTTTGAGGAAGTGCGCCGCTGATGTCCCTGCGACCTAATGCCGCCTGTTGAGCAGACACACGAGCGGCTTGTGCGCCACCCGCTTGCTGTTGCTTTGCCGCCTCTCTGCTAGTCAAAGCGCCGCCGATGGCAGAGCCGATTGCAGCCCCCGCCGGACCACCTACAATGCCGCCTACGATAGGGGCTGCGATGCCGAGTGCTTTACTCATTACCTACTCCCAAGAAATCTATAACTTCCTGCCTGGTGATCCCTAACTTGTACCGCCCCATTGTTTTCCTATCCTTAACATGGCTGTCTCTGTCGAATCCCTCGTCTTTAAATCCGAATCCCTTTGTGAAGTGGTAAACGTTCTTGTACTTCTGCGGAATGGTCGCGTTGAGCTTTTGAAAATCCAGATTCTCTAAACACCATTCGTAAATCTTCACCCCTGACAGCGCAGCATACTTCTTGCGGAATTCAGGGATCATGAACGCGTGGATCTCATATGCCGGACCTGCTACCTGATGTACGTTGTAACAACCTGCAACAAGGCTCTCCTCGGTCAGCATCAATACCCAATACTCGTTCACAACATCTGGGTTAAACTCTGTAACGCCGTCTTCTGCTATCGTTTCAAATATCTCAGGCAGATTGACGATGGAGTAAGCCACTCCATAATCTAATGTTCTTTCTGGCGTTAAACTAATATCCATCCCAGACTCTTATCCCCGCCAACATCGTCAAGTTTTTTGATGTATTTAATCAACCCAGCTGTCCCTGCGTCGTCCATGTACTCTCTAGTCTGACGAGCCTCTACGACGCCTTCAGGGCTTCCTGTGCCCACGATCATATCCAGATCGGTCATCAGCTCGACCCATGTTTGGAAGGTCTGCTGCATCATGCCTTCTTCGTCAACAATGGCCTGTGCTTGTTGTGGTACTGGGATATCAGGCAAACAGCGCCTCCAGCTTCATAATTACAGGCTTGGCCGGGTCTGACATCCTGAACCGCAAGACTCTAAACCGTGGCGCTCTGCCGTTCCTTAACCAAATCTGCCGCGTGTCAAACTCACCAATCTTGCCTACTGACCGAATGCGTTGATCTTTAAACTTCTTGCCATCATCGGATATCTCCATTGACACCTTTGGGTCAGGCCTGTCTGAATTGCCCACGCCTGACTCCATCGTCAGCTCGATCCTTGGAACCTTTACCGATCTCCCAAGATTCGCGAAAGGCTGGGTGCTAACCACTCGCCTTATCTCCTCGCCGTATTCAGTGAAGCATTCAGAACTGAGCTCACCAATCCGCCCATCTATGCTATCCCCTACCCAAACCCTGCCATAAGCAGTAACTATCGAATTCACACGCCAGGCTAGATCGTTGCCGCTTATATGTGATGACCGTTCGTGCCATCTGCCTGTTATTGTATCATAGCCGAATGACCTGCTCCCAAAGGTGAACACGACAAAATACGCCCCCTTCTGTGCATATGACAGAGCAAAGGCATTGTCTATCTCTTCATCTGTAGCTGATGCCAATACGTTATCTATGGCTGTGGTTGATATCTTTTGGTAATTATTACCGGTAAACATCCAGACAGCAGGCGTTTCATCTTCGCCACCGCCGATCATCATGTATGTGCCGCTGGTGTTGACCAGTGAGAAAGGCGCAAAACAGCCCTTATCTAGAAAGATGTTCGACCTGATGAAGGGAAAACCCGCGCCTGCTGGGCGATTCTGGAACCCTTCTGTGGTCTGTGAGCCGGTTATCATCGCCTGGTTATTAACTACAACAGGAGCGACTGTCACATCTGGATCTGATTCCGCCGTTCCGAAGTCCAAGGCATTCCAAGCCAGTCCATCGTTAAGAGCGGAGATGATCCACTTCTTAGAGTCTGTGGTTGCTAGGAAATAGCCATCAACAAAGACGACAACTTGAGGATTGCCGTTGGCGGTGAAATCGGCATCTGTTATCTGCTGGAATGGCGTGCCGGCGTTCTCGTCAAAGATATAGCCATTCCCGCCAGGCACGAGGATCATCAGCTGTGTGCCGTTGTCCACCATCGATACGCGGCCTGAACCAGCCACCGTACCTAGAGCGGTAGTTGTGAACGTCTCAGAGAGATCAGGGTTAATCGTGCGGTCAAGGCTATAGAGGGTGGTACCGTTGACAAAATAGGGTATGCCGTTCTTCTCATGGCTATTCCTATTGATCTCTGCAATTGAGCCTGTGGTAGTGCGTTGAACTATGCCAGGCGTGCCAAACAGCGACTCTTGGCTTAACCCCTGCGTCTGGACAATGTTCGGGTACCAATTGATACATTGCTGATGTGACAAAGGCAGGCTGTCAGATTCATAGAATCCGTTGGTGATTGGCAGCTCGACCAAGGACATCAGTTAACCCTATGTATCGCTGAGGAGACAAGGAGATTGACAGTTGAATCCTCGTTGGTTACAAACACCTCAACAAAGGTTGTGGTAGACAGTACCTCTTGCCATGGGATGGTGATTGATGTGGGAGACCCCGAAGCAGCTGAAGCTGTCCGTTTAGACCCTGATACAACAGTGCCGTCTATAGCGATTTCTGCCGACACATCAACCGTGCCACCAGACACAGGGACTACCGTTACGCTTGTCGTAATTGGCTGGGTCGCGGCTTTAATTGCGTCGTGTGTTAGGCGTCCAGCAGTTGTGCCTGTCATTTGGCTCGCTCGCTCGACTACCCACGTACCAGCAACCAATACAGGTGTGCCTGCTACAGCAATCACAGTGTTAGTGCCGTTGCCCTGCATTGAAAGAAGCCCATCAGCGCGAGTGTTGGCAATGTCGTCGTTAAGCTGAAACTCCCACTGATCATCATCAGGGCTGATCGTGGCTAGCATTGTGCCGACGCC